GCACCTTAATGATCTTGCCGTCAGGCATCTGAACGACGCGGTTCGGCGCATTCGGCGCAAGATTGTAGCTCACACGCGAGCCCGGCACAGGCGACATGAAATCGCGACGAAGCTTGTTGTAAGCCTGCTCCCAAGCGCCAAACGACGCCTCAGGCCCGCGCGCAGACGCAATGATCTGCTTCGCTTCTTCAACAAGCGGATTGCCTCTAGGTAACTGCGCCATCACATGCCTCCCGGCCGGCGAAGACCCGGCTGAACGATTTGAGACTGATCAAGATTTTCCAGCGCAGGCTGTATCAGCGGCTCAACAAGCTCCGCGCTATACGGATGCACTGCGATGTTCTGCGCGAGATCAAGCAACTGGATGCGCTCCTTCGACGTGCGATCCGCCGCCTTGTTCGCAAGCTCTTGCTGCGCATATTGCATGTCGGCCTGCGCCTTCGCCATCTCAGTTTGGGCGCGCATCATGTCAGCCTGCGCCTTCATGTAGGCGATGTTGTCGCCCACTTGCGCCTTCATGCCGTCAATCTGCAATTTAGCCTGCGCCGCCTGCGCACGCGTCTGCGCATCCATCATCGCAGCCTGCGCGCGCATGCTGTCGTTCTGCGCCTTCGAATACTTCTCAAGCAGCTCCGGCGGAGGCTTGTTGCGCGCGAACTCGGGCTTGTAGAACTGCTCTGGGTTGCTCCAGCCAATTGCCTGCAATGCCGCAGTATCGACAGCAACGTCGTTAAACAGGTTCGGGTTCTGCGCTTGCATCTGCTTCAGCGCCGCGACCTTCATCAGGCGCTGCGCATGGCTCGCCGTGTTCGGATCGGCGTGCGGCACAAGATCCGCATCATCAAGCGCGTTCATAAACGTCTGCTCGTCCCACGGGTACGCCGGCCGCTTGTTCTGCTTCCAGAAGCTATCGGGATGTTCCTTGAACTCACGCACCAGAAGCTGGAATTCCTCCGCCTGCGCCGCATGCATGCGCTTGTGAACGGCGTTGAGGATCTTCGTCGCCTGCTCGATCATCGCCAGCGTCGTGCCCACAGGCGCGTCAGGACGGCCTTCGCCAACTTGCTGCTCGCTCGTTCCGCCAAGGCGCTGGCCGGTCTCCGCCATGTTCTGCACAAGGCTCATCAGCGCGCCGCCCGGCTCCTTGTACGGCAGCGGCATGATGGCGTCGCGGATCGCCGCACCACCAGTCTTGATCAACTGACCGCCGCCCGGAGGAATGCGGAAGATGTTGGTGTTCTGACGACCGCCCGCATCCGAATAAAGGAAGCCGGGGAAGTTCGCGTACATGCCCGCATCGAGCATCTCGCGCCACGCAGCCGTCACGGCGTTCGTGGTGTTGCCGAGAATGTGCAGCAAGCCAATGCCGTAGAAGCCCATGCCCGGCACAAACGTATATTGCACGAAGTTCGCGCGCGGCTCAGGCAGGTCTTTCGTGTCTTCGTCGTAATTGCGGACAATCGAAAGGATCTTCTTCGACGACTCATCAATCGTCACGCGATACGGGATCTCAAGGCCCGTCTCTTTGCCCTTCAACTTGTGCTCGAAGCCGCGGATGTTCAGCTCGCAGTAGCACTCGTAAATCTCGCGGTCGCGGTCTTCCGCCTTAGTCGCTTCCTGCTTGATGCCTTGCTGCTCGCGCTTCGCACGCTGCACGCTATCAAGCTCAACTTCTTTCGGCGCGCCAAGATCAACGTCGCGATAGACGCCCAAGATCTGCAATCTTTTCACAAGGCTCGGGCGCATGTATGTGCGATGCGTCACGCGCTTCGCATTGCGCAGATCAGTCGCGCTGTTGTTCACGATCAAATCGTCGGCATCAACGCTCTCGCTCACAGGCCGGTTGCGCAGCGGGCAGTAGTAAACCTTCTTGAACGAACACCCGCCAAACCCCAGCATGAAAAGCATGCGGTCAGTGTCGGGGTAATACTCAGTCGCAGTGCTCGTCAGATAATGATTAAGATCGCGCTCAAGATAATTAGCGAGCAGATCTTCTTGCGCATAAGAAAAGTTATCATCATTGCGAACCTTCACAGGCCCGTCAGTCGGCAGCAACTCGCTGCGCGCGTTCGCCTGAAAGCGCAGCACCGCCTCCAACAGCAACGGATGCCGCACTTTGCTCATGCCATCGACAGGCGCGCCATCGCTCGCGCCCTGCACGCCCGGGATCTCAATCTTCAGGCCAAGAAGCTTGATGCCCTGCGTGCGATCCTCGATCCAATCACGCCGGCTCTCAAGGTCCGCCTCAATGCCGCGCAGCAAGTCATCGCTGATGCGCGAAAGCTCACCTTCGTCGATCTTCTCGACAAGGTTGTCGAACCATCCTTCAGACGACGACGCACCGCTGCGTTCAATCGGCGAGCCGTCCAGCGTCACGCTGATCGAGCCGTCAGGATGCTCGATGGTCAGGATGTTGCCCTTGTCGTCCATGCCCGGCCGGTCGCTGCCTTCGTCCGCGGCTTCGATGATGATCTCAGAGCCTTCGCTGAACATAGGTTCCTGCTCAGGCTGGATCTGCCGCAGGTTGGGCATCAGGCCGGGTGTAGCCATGGTCAATCCTCTTTCGAACCCGCGTGCTCCATCTCTTCCACGAAGCGGCGTAATCCTTCTTGTGCGGCTATTGTATCGGATTTGGCCTGTATTTCATAGTGACGCACAAAGTCGTGCGGCTCCTGCCCCCAGACCTCCACGCGGAATTGGCCAAGCACCTTAGGCGTTGGTTCGCGTTTCACGTCAACCACAGCGTTCGCAAGAATTCTTTTCATGTCACCCTCAGACGGAATAAAGCGGGGGCGGCGGCGAGCCCTTGTGCATCATGCTGTCCCTAAGGTCCGCCGCGAACTCCTCGCCGCGCATCAGCAAGCCAATGTCGCGCAGGTGGCGCAGAGCCATGCTCACCGTATCGACGAGGTCGTCGTGCTTGCCCTTAGGGAAAATCTCGCACTCGTGGATCACCTTGTCAGCCCACGCACGGTCTGGCGCATACACCAGCCCCTCGGCGAACAGGTGCTGGATGCTGTAGACGCGCGATAGCTTGTCGAAGCCTTTGGGATCGTACATCTGCACCATGAAGTTGCGGTGCTGGTAGACGCGCCTGATCTCCTGCGCGACGCTATGCCCGGCGGCTTTGTTCTCGATGAGCAACTTATCGACGTTGATGCGCATCGAGCTGAACGTCTTCACGACCTTCTGAATGAGCTCGTTGATCTCAAGGCGCTCGGCCCATGCATGCATCAGCATGACGCGCGCGCCAACTGTCTGCGGATCTCTCGCCGCATATTTCACGCGCGCAGCATCGTCAAACATGTTCGAGCGCGCGTCGAGATCAGAAAGATCACCATTGCGTGAAACGTATTTGTTGTAGGTCTCGACCGACGTGCCAGTGAACACGCCCCAGACAGTCATCGCCGAATAGTCGTTCTCTGTCTTCGTCGTGTACGCAGTGTCGAGACACGCGATGACGTAATCCATGGGCGGGTAGATGCCGTCGCTATGCTCCCACGTCTTCCACCACGCGCGCTTAATGACGCCGCCGCCGCGTGGCGTGGGCTCTTGCTGGAACTGACCAGCGGTCGCGTATGGGCCCATCGTGCGCTCTTCGCGCTCGACGACTTCGAGAGGGAAGCGCGAAGGGAATAGAAGCTCGCCTTCTTCTGTGCGCGGATCTTGGAAGCCGATCATCGTCGTGTGACCATCGCGCCAATTGGCGTATCGCATGGGCAGCACGAGATGATCGTAGCCGAGCTGTTTGTCGAGGATGACGCCGCTCACGTCCTCTTCGTGCAGGCGCTGCATGACGACGATGATCGCGGACTCGACGGGATTGTTGAGACGCGTTGGCACCGCTTCGAGAAACCACTCCAGCGTAGATGCGCGCATTTGATCGCTGTTTGCGCCTTCGACGCTATGCGGATCGTCGATGATCACGCGATCGCCACGCGAGCCGGTGATCGAGCCTGCGGCCGCTGCTTGTCGAAAGCCTGTCGCAGTGTTTTCGAATTTCGTTTTCTGGTTCTGATCTTTCGTGAGCGAGACGCGGTCGCCCCAGCGCGCCTGATACCACTCGCTCTCGATCAGGCGGCGCATGCGCAGCCCGTCGCGCACAGCGAGATCTTGCGTGTGTGATGCGCAGACGTATCGCATATGCGGCATGTTGCGCGGACCCCATTCCCACGCAGGCCAGAACACGCCGACCGTCAGCGACTTCATCGTGCCCGGCGGAATGTTGATCAACAGGCGATTGTAGAGAGATCCGTCTTCGAACTCGACGCCGTCAGTGATCGCTTCAAGATGCTCGCAGATCGCATCGATATGCCAGCCATGCACATACGGCTGCCCCGGCTCGACGACATGCCACGACTGTCTGATGAACTCTGCGAGCGACAACTCGCATTTGCGTTTGCTGATCGCAAGCAGCGTCGCATCAACATCGATGTACTCGCCTTTGTAGAGAACGACGTTCATCCGTTCACGACCTTCAATCGCGACAACGCGTTCTCCAGCGCCTCGATCTGCTCTTCTTCCATGTTCTCAACATCAACGCGCTTTGCTTCGATCTTGATCGCGCCGCCGTTTGCGCCCGTAATCTCGTGCCGCTCGCTGTAGTCTTCGCGGAAACGTGACGCGACGATTTTGTTGTACAACGTCGCGTTGAAATTTCTGTCGTTCACTCCGCGCTGTCCCTGCTCTTCCCACCAATCCTGCGACAACGTCAGCGCGCGTGCGAGAGCAGTGCGGAATTCTTCGTGCTCTTCGCGCCACCTAATCACGCTCGCCTTGTCCACGCCGAGACGCGCAGCCATTTGCGTGAGGGATTTCCCTTGCTCGCCCATCTCAATCACGCGCTGGCAATGCTCGGGGCGATACATAGACGGCCGCCCGCGTTTAAGCGGCTCGCCCTGCCCCTTAGGCGCAGGCTCGATTTTGGATTTCGCCATGGTTAAGCTCCCTCATAACCCACTAGAATATAAGGGTTTTTAAAGGCGCTTGACAGGTGAAAATATTTCATGCCCTATATGTTTGTGAATGATGTTTACTGTAGCTTGACCATAGGAGCTGAATATGACCTCGACCTTCTCTTTCGCGAACCGGATCGACTACAGCGACGTGACGCCATTCGAGATCGTGCGCGTCGTGAGCGACAAGACCGTGGAGATCCGCGGCATGATCGCGAACCGCGACACGACGTGGACGCCTGAGGTTGTCCCCGGCGGCTTCGTCGGCCACTGCACCAATCAAGACGAACAGCGCTGGGTTATCCTGAGCGACCCGACGCGCCCGACGTTCCGCATCCGCCTTGGCAAGAAGGGCTGGAAGGACAAATACGGCAGCCGCTATTCGCTCTCGACGCGCCCGCGCCGGTTCCACGATTACAATTTCTGAAACAAGCGGGGGCTTAGGCCCCCACCTTCCACCTGATGAGGAGTACGCCATGTTTTACGTTGTCCCCAAGGACCGCAGCATCATCAAAAACCTCGCCGCGTTTGAAGAACTGTCCGCCGCCAAGGCGCACGCGCTGGCTCTGAAAGAGCAGACCGGCGACAATTACGACATCATCCACCAGCAGCGTGTCTGGACCACGCAGACGCTCGACGAGGCACATATGCTCTCGCTCGACATCCCGCATATCAGGCGCGACTGACAAATTGGGGGCTCCGGCCCCCACCCTCTCACCTGATGGAGAAATCAGATGGAATATGAAACACGCCTCGAAAAAATCGTCGCACAAGCACTGGCGATCTGGACGAATAACGGGCGCGATTTGTTCGACGAACTAATTGATGACATTGATCGAGAAAAACTGTGGCAAGCGCGTTGCAGCGTGCATGACGCGGCCGCAAACGCATATGGCTGCGACATGAGCTACGACGAATGGCTCGATGCGACGATAACGTGGCTGAATAAACAGGCGGGTCGCGCCTGACGTTTCAACTCTCACCCTCTCACCTGATGGAGATCGATATGACATTCCAAAAACATTACCGCAAAGCGAAGAGCTTGAAGGAATTGCGCAAGCGCGCGGCTGAGTTGGGGCTAACTATCAAATGCGAGCGCGACGATATGGGCTGGGGCTATTGGCTGATCGGCACAGGCTGGGAAGATGAGACCTTCAGCACCTGCCGCTCTGAGTTAGGTAACAAGATTGAAGCTTTCGCCAAAGGAGCAGGCCATGTTTGAGGTTCTCGCGCAACGCATCATCCCCACCGTGTCCGGCAGCGCCACGGTCGTCGCTGTTTTCTATTCGCGCGATGAGGCTGCGGCCCATGCGCTCGCGCTCAACAGCAAGGCGCACAACCCGTTTTATTATTTCGTGGCCCACAGGGAGGTGAAATAGGCGTTTGACAGGTGAAAATATTTCATGCTATTCTGATCTGGTAATCGCAACCTTAGCTGTAGATGGAGTTACCCATGCGCAACCTTCAGAAAGAAATCGCCGACCGCATCCTCGCCGCCATGGAGACGGGCGTGCTCCCGTGGGTGAAGCCGTGGAGCAGCACGAACGCGGGCCTGCCCAAGAACGCCCGCACCGGGCGCGCTTATTCGGGCGCGAACGTCATCCTGCTCTGGATCACGCAACAGGAACATGGCTATTCCTCGAACCAATGGCTGACGTTCAAGCAGGCGCAGGAGCTGGGCGGGTCCGTGCGCAAGGGCGAGAAGGGGACGACCGTGACGTTCGTCTCGCGGTTCGAGAAATCCGACGACGCGGGCAATGTGGCGTCTATCCCGTTTTTGAAATCATTCACCGTGTTCAACGTCGAGCAGTGCGACGGTCTCGATCTCGACGCGCCTGCGCCGCTGGCGATCAACCCCGACGAGCGCGACGCGGTCTGTGACGCGTTCATCGCCGCCACGGGCGCCGTGATCCACCATGGCGGCGACCGCGCCTTTTATCGCCCCTCAGGCGACGAGATCCGCCTGCCGGCGTTCGAGCGGTTCGATAGCCGCGCGAGCTATTACGCAACGGCCCTGCACGAGCTGGTGCATTGGACCGGGCACGAGAGCCGCTGCAACCGCCAGTTTGGCAAGCGCTTTGGCGACAACGCATATGCGGCCGAGGAACTGGTCGCCGAGCTGGGCGCAGCGTTTCTCTGCGCCGAGCTGGGGCTCGACGCCGTCACCCAGCACGCCGCCTATATCCAACACTGGATTGAGCTGGTGAAAAACGACCCGCAGGCGTTTATGACCGCCGCCAGCAAGGCGAGCCAAGCCGTGGAGTTCCTGCGCAAGCAGGGTTCGCAAGAGGAGCTTGCAGCCGCTTGACGGCTGCAATTTCTTCATGCTATCCTGATTGAGTAGTGGTTAGCTTAACTGTAGATGAACTGGAGGTTCCCATGCTGAACGTGTCCCTGATCCCCGCCCTCACCGCCGAGCAGGTCGAGCGCTACGTCGCCATCACGAAAGAAATCAAGGCGCTGGAGGCCGAGAAGGCCGAACTCGCCGACGCGCTGCTCAAAAGCGGCGAGGCCAGCGCCCCCGGCTTCGAACACCGCTTGCAGGTGAGCGAGGTCGAGCGCGCCGCGCTGGACCCCGCCGCCGTGCGTCGCGTGACGACGCCGAGCGTGTTTATGGCGCTCGCCTCGATCAAGGTCGAGGCCGCCCGCAAAGTTTTGAGCGCGGACGCGTTCGCCGCGTGCGCCACGTTTGAGCGTTCGAAGCGCATCGTGATCAAGTCGATCTGAGGAGGCTGGAATGAATTTCTATCGTTACGTCGTGAAGTTCCCTCGCCCCAACCTGACATGGGGCGAGGAGACATTTGTGTTTGGCGACCGTGAGGAGGCGCAGCGGTTCCTGCGCGAGGTGCGCCGCCGGGGCTTTGAAATCGTCGGCTGGTCCGCCGGCGATCTCTACACAGCCCAACGGGCGCTCGACGACATTTCGCACTTCATGGGCCACCGCGCCGAGGAAATCATCGATTGAGGAGGGAACGATGAACGAATTGCCGAAATCCATCGCCGACCTGTGCGGCGTGATGCTCGACGCGGTCGCCGCTGCGCGGCCGCAGGAGCGTCAAAAATATGACAACCCAATCCAATGGAAACAGGAGGGTGACGGAACTTTGACACTGACCATGTTCGATCAGGTCGTGGGCTGGGCCAATCCGACGAAATTGGATCGGCGCGACGGGAACGCATTTCGCGCCGTCTCGGTTCACGGCGACGTGCGCCTATGCTGGTCCGAGCGGATGGCGCGGGACTGGCTGCTGGAGGTCTATCACTGATGACCGCCACGCCCCCAACCCCTGACGAGCTCAAGGCTTTGCTTTGGCAGGCGAACATGCTGAACCGCGAACTGGCCGAGCTAGTCGGCGTGTCCGAGCGCACCGTCTACTACTGGCTCTCCGGCCGCGTAAAAACGCCCCGGGCGGTGGTCGAGCTCCTCCGCCTGAAGGTCCAGCTCTCGGGACAGGCTCTCTGAGCCTCTCAGGAGCCCGCTGGCAGCCATCCAAGGGGTCTCTGGTATCCAGAGGCCCCTTTTTCTATTCGCCCGCCTCCAGCGGCCTCCTAATAGCCTCCAGCGGCCATCAGAACGGAATAGGGTCATTCAGCAGCCCGCGGCTATCCGCCACGCCGTCGAGCGGGTCGCGGATCTCCCTGCGGGATGCGGTGACGGTCGCCCCGGGGAACGTCGCCTTTGCCTTCACTATTGCCGGATAGGCTTCGATCAGGTGCGCGATCTCGTCGAGCGTGTACACCTGCACCGCCCGGCCGTCCGCCAGCACTCTGCGGGCGTCCTCGTTCGTGCGGACGATGGAGAGCACCACCCCCTCGCTGGTGACCGCCTCCCACACGTCGGGCGGCTGCGGCGGCCTGTGAGCCGCCTCCGCCGCCTTGTCGAGGGCCCTCCACGCCGTAGCCATGCGCCGCGCTTCTTTGATCAGTTCCGAATATTCGCCGTAGTGAATGGCGCGGTTGAATAGATATCGCTGCCTATCGAACTTCTCGCGCATCTCGACGCTGACGAGCATCCGCAGCCTATCAACGCCCCATTTGCGCTCCATCTCGATGGCGACGGCGTCGGTCTCGTCCACCTCCGCCTGCCCGGCGATGTATGTCCCCACCGTCTCCATCCACGGCGCCACGGGCCTGTCGGGGCCAGCCTCAGGCGTGGACGCCTGTGCGCGCCCCCGCGCCTTCCCTTGCCCGCTCATGCCGTCCTCCGCGTCGCCATCGCCTGCGCGACGATCCACTCCAAAATCTCCGCATGATGTTTTTGCAGATAGGCGACATCCCGGTTTCGAGAATGCCGGCCTTCGCTCACGCCGACATAGAACAGCGTGCGCCGCCGTGTCTCCTCGCCGACGTAGTAGAGCTTGCACGAGACCCACCGCTCGTTGCTCCACTCCCCGACCAGCGTCAGCACCCAGTCGCCTGTCTGCGCGATCAGGATCTCGTCATGCCGTGGCGGTGACCGCTTGCCAATCGGCGCAATGTCGAGCGCCGACTGCCTCACGCCGTCGCCCGCCTCCGCGTCTGTTTTCATCTCAGTCTGCATCTCGCCCTCGTATGTTTGTTCGTCCGTCCGTCACTGTGAAAACCGCGGGGGAGTTCAAGCGACCCCGCGGTGGTACCCCTAATGGGGTACCGCTTAATTCCGCAAATTCTCCGCACCAATGATTTCAATGACTTACGCTAATTTATCCGCATTTATCCGCAATTCTCCGCAAATCCTATTCCGCAAGTGTTTTCAATGACTTATGCTATTTTATCCGCAAATCGACGATTTTATCCGCAGTTATTCCGCATTTATCCGCACCTTTGGCTAGAGCGTTAATTGCCTGTTTCCTCGCGCCAGACGACGGGTTTGTCGTTCTGTTTGAGGGCGCGCTCCACGGCCGTGCACGCCTCGCTGATGCGCCCTTGATTGATGTTGAAGATGGAGGCGAGATCTTGCTGCGCGATGCCGCGGACGTGATACGACCACGCCACGATGATCTTCTCTTCGAATGTTAAGCTCGTGCGGGTGTGTGCGTTGTCCTGCATTGTTCGCTCCTGTTGGTTAGTGGGTCTTTTCTTTCGGCGCGCGGTTTAACAGCGCGGCGATTTCCTCATCCTGCTTGTGCATGACGGCCTCCGCGCGCGTCAGTAACTTGCGGAGGCGCGTGTTTTCGGACTGCAATTCTTTCACAGATTTGATGGTGTCTTTGAATTCCTGCGTGACCGTTCTTGTGAGCTGTTCATAGCTCGTGACGAGCCTGTGGAGCGCCTCGATATGATCGGCGGCCTCTGATGCGATGCTATGGCGTAAACCCGTTTCTGGGTCTTCTGCGCGCAGGCGTTCGATTATGTCTTCCATGGTCGCCCCCTAGAAAGTGCGCCAGTTCTCGACCGGCTGGATGCCGAGCGATTTGGCCTGCTTGTCCCTGTATGTGAGCACGAAGTCGCCGGCGATGGCGACACGGTGCTTGCGGAAGTCCTCGATGGAGGAAATGCCCGTGTCGCTCTCTCCCGTCCTCGATGGCGTGCCGTGGATCATGCTGGCCGGGAAGACGAACATGACGCCCTCCTTAGGGCCAAAGGACCATGTGTAGGAGTTCAGCCACGTCCACTCTGACGGCGGCGCGTTTTTGATGCAGCCGGCGAACGGCTCGTGCCTGTAGTCGTCCTGCTCGAACACCAGCGCCATGTCCGCGTCTTCAGGGATGTTGACGTAGTAGACGAAGGACAGGTGGGCGTCCCTGTGAGCGTGCATGGGCGTCGCCCGCTCGCGGACCATGTTCATCCAACTCTTCACGACGTTGAACTGATAAAGGCCGGGATCAACCTTGAGCGTCTCCATGTAAGCTTTCGCAGTCTTCGTCGCCAGTTCGAAGACAGGACGAAAGGCCGGGACATGGTGCATCGTGAAATGGCCAGTCAGTTCGTTTGAGAAGCCCTTGTCGCTTAGATGGTTCAGGATCTCGTCCTCGAATGCCTGCTTCGTCGTGGCGTGATCCTCGTTGAAGGTTTCGAGAACAAGCGTAGGGAACAGCGCGTGCTCAATCATTTGAAGTCACCCGATCTATCAGACGTTCGATTTTTTCTAGCTTGCGTTTGTAGTGCTTATTGTCGTGCTCCAAGAAGTGATATGCCTCCTGTAGCCGCGCCATCCATTTCTCATATCGTTCGAAGTGATATAAGCATTGGTTGAGCACGTCCTTATTCGGCGCGTTCTCATCTTCGATTAGAGATTTCAGATTACTTTTCAGCGCATCGTATTGCCAGTTAACGTGGCTCATATCCTCACTCCATCTATGTACATTTTTAATTCATATTTTGACCGCTTGTGTGAGCATGGTTCAGTAACGCCCGCGCAACATTCGCAAAAGCATCCAACTGTTCATCCTGATCTTCTTTTTTCACCTTGTGGTACAGATAACTCGCCAGATATAGAGCGAGACCAAAGAACACAGCGCCACTTGAATGGGTGGCGAGAGCCTTGCCAATGCAATCCGCAGCTTCCTGCGCTTGGATTGCCTTCTCTTCTCCGGTCACTTCGTCAATCATCTTTCCCCTCCAGCGCAGCGCGGGCGACAGCACGGAAATCCTGTTGAGAAAACACAGGCGTGTATTCGGCATAAAACCGCAGTGCGTCTTGAAGCGCCTCTATGCGGTCGGCGGCTTCGTCGCACCTCGCCATTCCAACGACACGCATTTCAACAGCTACTTCGCGCAGCCATTTCACCAGATCGTCGCTCATTTGCTCAACTCCGATCTAATCCAAGACAACAAAAACAGTTCAGCGTTTGGCGCGTCACCGTCCTTATCAGCGATCATGTCGGCCCTGCCTTCGAGATAAGAGCAAACCTCTTCAAGGATTTCTTCAAGCGTTTCTGCGCGCTTCATTGCTGCGGCGTATTTTTTATTCATGTCATCCATTCCCATCATTCCTTTCGCTATTTCAACAGATGCAGCTAATTCTGACATGTGGCTCATCAGTCAATACCTCCTATGACCTGTATGCCCATCCTCTTTGAATGCGTATCGCACAAGCCCTCCTTGATGACCTCATTCGTTATCCATTGATCGATGAGGAACTGAGCGATCTTTTCAGGCACGCTATATCGAACTTGCATCATAACAATCGCGCTGCGCGCCTTGGCTCGCCCATGCGTTGAAAGCGTCCAAGGGTTTTTATCAATCCACGCCTGACGCATCTCGTCAAGAATTCTCCTAAGAGTTTCCTTCTCAGGCAGTTTGTTCTTTGGCTTTTTGTCTTCAGACAGCGGGCGAGCGATTAGGGACTCGCCGCCAATAGTGTTTGGTATCGGTTTCCTGACCAGTTCGAACGGCAGTCTCCAGCCATCCTGCGCGCTCTTGATCTTGCGGGCGATGATCTCGCCAGTCCATTCGCCTTCCTCGCGCTCAACCTGCAACAAGAAATCGCCTGCGCCGTCGAAGACAGTGCTACCGCGCAGATTGCCGGCGCGGCTGGTGTGGTGGACGCCGATCACGGCCGTGTCGAACGCCTCACGCACCGCGTCGCACGCGCGGATGAACAAGGTCATATCTTTTTGCAGGTTCTCGTCAGCACCCGGGAGCACGCGGCTGACAGTGTCCACAAAGACCGCGACGGGCTGGCCGTTCTCGACGGTGAGCTTTGCGACGGTTCTGAGCAGTCGCTCGACATCAGGCTCCGCCATGAAGTTGATGTTCTGCCTGATCAGGAAAAAAGGAAATGCGTCGGAGACTGTTTGCTGCTCGACTTCCCATGCGCTGATGCGGTTCTTGAGATCGCCGACGCCTTCTGAAGATATGTAGAGGACAGGGCCGGTCTTGTGGATCTTGCGGTCCCACCATGACTTGATTGCGCCTGCGACTGACAAAGCAATGTCTAGGGCGATGAACGTCTTGCCGCAGCCGGGAGCGCCGTAAATGAACCCCATCGCGCGCTCGATGATGAGCTTGTCGATCAGGTACTTTGGTTCCGGCAGCGCCTTGATGCCCACAATGTTGAGCATCTCATAAGTGTCAGACGCGGCCTCGCGCGTGATCTCGCCTGTCGAGGCGTCGAACTTGAGCGTCGTCGCCTCTTCATATTTATCGCTTGTAGGGTTTTCTCGCCGCCCGCCCGGCGGCTCTTGCTGCGCGTGTTCTCGGACCTTGCCGTCCCACTGTTTAAAGGCGGCATATGTTTTCGAGAGGACCATCGAATAGCCGCGGCCTTCTCGCTCAAGAAGATCCGCACGGGACACGCCCGGGATTTTAAGGCGGCTTTCGACGTTGCGCTCGTAGGTGGCGAAGATTTCGGCGGCGATGCGGTCGATCTCGCTTTGCACCAGCGGAATTGGCGCGGCTCGGTATTCTTCAACGACACGCGCCCAGACGAGCCTCGTCGCATAATCCTCGCGGCCGTCGATCACGCGCCCGAAAGGCGTCATCGAATGCGGCGGCGTCGGCGTCTTCTCGCCCGTCACCGAGACAGAGCGGCCGCCGTGCTCTTCCGCAAGCCGGTCGATCTCGTCGCAGAGCCACGAAGGCGCTTCGAGGATATCAGTTTCCCAAGGTGAAAATCCTTCATCCCACTTGTAGTACGCGCCGCTTTCATGCTGCGACGGGGGCAACATGGCGAACCCGCCTGCGCCTCGAACATCAACTCCCACGCTAGTCTTGAAAGTCGGCGAATTCCAACCACTTGGCGCGCGAAACAAATACTGTTTCCCGCCGCCGCCAGTGGTCTGGGACGGCGTCTCAAGATCCCCGCCCATGTTGTGCAGAGATAGGATGCCCTCCCACCAGATGCGTGCGCTGTCCTGTTTTTGAAGATCGACATCGACCACGAAGACGCCGCTTGAGCAGGCTCCGGTGATGATGCCCATATTCTGACGGCGGACATGCTCGCCGTCTGAACCGTACCAGCGTTGGAACGTCAGATCGGGCGCGAGTTCGTGTTCGAGAGCGCGCCACTGCGGCAGCGCGGGCCTCTTCCATGACTTGCCGCCATCCCGTGGCGTATGGGCCGGGACGACCTGCAAGCCCAAATCTCTGTATGCCTGCGCCCAGTCTGGCGGCGCAGCAAACTCAGGATCAAATTGCATCAGCTCACTCATCAGAACAACGTGTCTGCGCCAAACTTCGCGATCAGGGCCGCTTCCGCGCGGCCGTGGTCTTTCTTGCGGCGGAAGCCTTCTGACGAGGGCCACAACCTAATAGCCAACGCGCGCGCGGCTTCCTTGTCAGGAGGCAGCCGGAAATGCCGTTTCCATACGCCGGGAACGACTAAGGTGTAGGGCGTCTTCATTGCAGCAATCACGCCGCGGGCCATTCCGTATGCGGTGCCGAATTTAAAAGTGCTCGACAAACCCTGCTTAGGCATAGCCCCGACCCGCTCTATGACGGCATAGTCAGGCTGAAATTTTTTCACAAGGTCAGCCAGCGCCGCGCAGTCGATCTCGCCATCGACCGTGGGCACGTCATAAACGGCGATCCTTTCAGGAAATTCAAAGAAGTAAAAAGCGACGGCTCCGCTCGCCCCCGGGTCCACTCCCATGATGCATCTGATCATTGTTTTTTCCTTTTTTTGTCGTGATTAACGAAATCGTTAACGGACAGAAGGCCGCCTGTTTGCGTGATTAGGGGAAGCCGCCAGCGATATGGGACATGGTTGCGCTGCCGCCATTTCTTGCGACTTTCCCTAGAGACGCCAATAGCTTCCGCGGCGCGGTCAATCAGCATCCAATCGAGTGGTGATTTGCTCATCTGGCGAAGGTAGGGACAAATTGTCCCCTTTGTCAAATCGGGGCTGGGGACAAACTGTCCCGGCCTCGGTTGACAGCCAAACGCATCGCGCTCATATTCGCTGCATGACGAATTGTTTTGAACGATACGAAATCGATCATCTGTCACCGTCTGCTTGCAACCTCTTCGTTGCATCCCCGGCGATGTATGTGATGGAGCGCATCCTAAAGCGCAAAGCGCCCGTAGGCGCTGCGGCTCATCGCGGCAACGCTGTTGAGGCTGGCATCGCAAAGGGCTTGTTTGATGATGCGCCTTTGGAAGATTGCGTGTCCGAGGCTCGCAAGGTTTTCTCAGGTCTCGCCGCTTTATCTGGCGACCCGCGCAAAGAGAAAGAGATCACGGCCATCCCCGCAATGGTGAAAGCCGGGTTGCAAGAATTGAAGCCCTATGGCAAGCCATCGTCGGCGCAAGGTAAGATCGAGTGGAAGGTCGAGGGCCTCTTTGTTCCCGTCATTGGGTTCTACGATTTCGAGTGGGCCGATCACGGCATTCTCGTGGATTTAAAAACGACGCATAAGTTGCCGTCGAAGATCAGCACTAACCACGCGCGTCAAGTCGCGCTCTATAACGCCGCGCGAGGCAACAATCTCGACACGCGCGTTTGTTATACGACGCCATCGAAGACGGCCGTTTATCGTTTGGAGAACAGCGACGAGCATGTGAAGGCTCTTGAGAAGATCGCCTTCGCCATTCAGCGCTTTCTGTCGGTCACTAACGATCCGCAAGAGCTTGCGTCGATTGTGATGCCTGACGTGGACAGTTTCTATTTCGCCGATCCTCTAGCGCGCAAGAACGCGTTTGAGGTGTTTGGCATCTGAGCTTGCTCAAGTGAGCGGGAGCGTGCGGTGGGCTAAATCACCGCTTTGGAGTGTGTCATGGGTCTTGGTCTTAATTACCGCCGCTCTGGCGGCGGCGACTTTCTGCCGGTCTGCAAGTACGACGCCCGCGCTGGTCGTGCGTTTCGTGTAGATCGTGAAGACGGTCAAAACAATCCGGTCGATATCACGCGCAACTTTAAGGCGGTGTTCGACATGGAGAACATCGAGGTGGGTTGGATTGCGTTTCCTAAGGGAGCTGCGCCCGACTTCCAGCTTGTTCCTCTTGGCGAGGAAGTCCCTGAAGAAGAGCCGACACCGAACCACAAACCGGGCACGCGTTTCGTGATTAAGTTGAGCGCCGAGTGCGGCGGCGACTGTCGCGAGATGGCCTCGACGGCCGGCGCGTTCCTCGATGGGTTCAACGCGCTGCACGACGATTATATCGCCGGCTCCGCGAAGAACCCCGGCAAGCTGCCTGTTGTTGTTCTTGATGACACTATCGCCGTCGAGTCCGGCGGCGGGAACAACAAGAGCACGAACTACCAGCCGCAATTCAAGATCGTGTCTTGGGTGCCGCGGCCTAAGGATTTGAAGCCGTCACCTCGCGGAAAGGCTGCGCCGTCTCGCCCGTCTGCGCCGCCTTCCACGGGGTCACAAAGGGTCGAAGCTCCGCAGAAAGCGCCGGCAATGGCCGCCGCTGACGACGAGGATTTCGGCTGAAGAGGGGGTAGCCTTGGGGGAGCAATCCCCCAAGGTTATTTATGGAGGCTTCAATGGCTAAAGCAGGACACAATTTGAACCCGTCGCATCTCGCCTCGTTCATTGATAGGATCGAGGCGCTCGAAAGCGACAAGAGCCAAATCGCAGAAGACATCAAGGACATCTATCTTGAGGTCAAATCTGCGGGGTATGACGTGAAGATCGTTCGAGCCGTGATTAAGATGCGTGCTGAAGATAAAGAAAAGCGCGACGAACGTCAGGCTATGATCGATCTCTATATGAATGCGCTGGGCGATCTGGCCGACACTCCTCTCGGGCGTGCGGCGATTGAGAAGATTTAAGGTGAAGAAGTGATCTTACTCATCACAATGAACATGCCGTCTGCGCAGGGATATCTGGTCCATCAGGTGACTGTGGAGCACCCTGCGCAGACTATCGACGAGTTCTATAAGGAACTCCACGAAACGGATTTTGTTTTTGCGACACAGTTGTATCGCAAGAAAGATCCGCGAGGTGATGTCCATTGGGAAGATCGCGGTAAGATCATTCTCAACAGCGCCCACATAGGCAAAGTGCAAGAGTTCATAGAATTCGCCAATGCGCCTGAACAGACGTTTGGGTTCTCAAAAGGTGAATACGGGGTGGCTGCATATGAAGCGCCAAGGCCCGTTAGAAGAAAGGTCTGATAATAGTTTCGGACTTATGATCTGTTGATGGAGTTAGAAATGGCTATGCAAAAGACTACGAGCGTTGTCGCTATATCTGCGCCCAAAATTCAGACTGCGACGTTCCGCCTGATTGGCACGTCGCCGTTCGTTCAGGCTCGCTTCTCCGCCAAAGCGAAACAGGCGATGATGGCGAAAATGGCTGCGGGCAGCACCAGCAAGGGTAAGAAGGTCCGCGAGGCGCGTGACTTTGATCAGGACTGCCGGGACGCCATGCATATCGGCGTTGATGGCAAGGCTGGCGTGCCGGCTGGCGCGTTCCGCAACGCGATGATCTCCGCCTGCCGTCTCGTCGGGTTCAAGATGACGCTTGCGAAACTGTCGGTCTTTGTCGAGGCCGATACGTTTGACGCCGTCGATGGCGTGCCTCTGGTGCATGTACACGGCGACTGGGAGCGTCTTGATATGCATACGCGCAATGCGACGGGCGTCGTCGATATCCGCGTGCGCCCTATGTGGCGCGAGTGGTGGATCGATCTTCGCGTGAAGTTCGACGAAGATCAGTTTACTCTGACTGACGTTTCCAACTTGCTGATGCGTGCAGGTGTGCAGGTTGGGATTGGTGAAGGCCGTCACGACAGTAAGTCGAGCACGGGCCTTGGGTTTGGCTGCTTTAGAATTGGAGAGGCCGAATGATCTCAAGGGAGCGCATGCGTGCAATTCGTGAGGAATTGCATAGCCTGATGTCTGAGGGGCGCTTGCGCCCCGAGGACGTTGTCGATGCGGCGCGGAACCCGAACTCCGCGTTGCACTCTTACTTCACTTGGGATGACAGCGAGGCGGCTGCGGCTTACCGGCTGCAAGAGGCGCGCGCTCTCATCAAGAGGGTGAAGGTCGATGTTGTCAGGACAGATGAAGAAGTTGTGCGTGTTCCAAGCTTCATCCGTTCGAACGGCGGATATCAGGAAACACAGGTGGTGACGGTCAATAAGCCCGATCACTATTCGGCCATCCTGATCACGCTGGCGCAGGTATCGACTATGCTGACCAATCTTGCGGCTCCAGAGCTGGATGAATTGGTTGAGCATGTTGAGGCTGTCCGTCTGGGGATATCCCAGAAGCGCGAAGTCGCATAACGCTGCAAGGCAGGCATCGCTAGGCGCGGCCGGGTTACGCTCGGATCGGCAACGCAGGCTGGGCCCGGCATCGCGAGGCGAGGTCAGGCAGGGCTGGGCATGGCAGGTATGGCGAGGCTTGGTTTGGCTTCGTAAGGCATGGCATGGCAGGCAAGGCGATCCGTCGCACGGATTGGCCCGGCTGGGCTCCGTAGGCAGCGCAGGCATCGAATGGCGCGGCAAGTTGAGGAACCGTAGGGCATTGCAACGCAGGCAGCGCTGGGCATCGCGAGGCGAGGCGAGGTGCGGCTCGGCAACGCAGGCATCGAAAGGCAACGCTTGGCGGGGCTTGGGGAGGCAACGCAGGCAACGCGTGACAGGGCAAGCCGAGGCCCCGCAGGGCATGGCAAAGCAGGCTAGGTGCGGCGTGGCGACGCTAGGCGAGGCTAGGAATTGCAAGGCAGGCACGGCTGGGCGACGCACGGAATGGAGTCGCTGGGACGGCTGGGCAAGGCAACGCAGGCGAGGAGACGCTAGGCGCGGAGCGGCCGGGCATCGCATCGATGGGCGAGGCAGGCGAGGGCTGGCAATGCGAGGCGAGGCCGGGCGAGGCTAGGCAGGCGAGGCAAGTGACGGCGGGTCAAGGCCCCGCAAGGCGAGGCAGGCTTCGCTAGGTCAGGCACGGATCGGAGAGGCAAGGCGTAGCAGGCAAGGCATTTAACTCTTAACTGGAAGGATAGAAAATGAACCATAGAGATGTACTCACAACAGCCGCATCAATTCTAAATGAAAGACACGCGCAATATGGCGCGATGGAGCTTTGTTTAGAACGGGCGGCGAAAATCTCATCAATCATCACGTCGAAGTGGATCACCGCGTATGACGTGGCTCTCGTCATGCACGCTGTTAAGCTTGCAAGGCTGGAGAACAATAGGTCTAATCCAGAGAACTACGTCGATGGCATCAACTATCTTGCTTTCGGCGCACAACTTTCTACAGCGCAGCCAATTGAAAACATAGAGGACGATATAGCCGCCATGGCACGGCGGTTGGCTCCAAAAAAGGAACAGCGATATGCGGAAGACAATAGCGGCAGTAACGGCAGCGGCAGTGACAACGGCCGCCCTGATACACCCTCTGGGGGCTGAACCCGAAAGCGCCGCCGAGTTCTTCTACAAGGACCGTCTCTATTGGAGCAAAGGCATCGCCGCTCCTTCAAAGCTTTCATGGGCCGGGAGCTTGTCTCCCGTCTCATCTCGCACGCCTGATAAGGAAACCGTCGCAAAGATGGTCGCCTATGCGGCGCGTGAAAAGCTTGGGCAAGAACGCGTTTCTGACACGCTCAGACTGACGCGTTTGGAGTCGGGATATCGCTGCCATGTGCTTGGTCCTAAAACCAAACACGGGCGCGCTGTCGGGCCGCTGCAAGTGCTGCCTAAGAGCGCAGAGGCGCTTGGGATTTCTGCGCACGATCTTCATACCGACTGCAAGGCTCAAATTGAAGCCGGGCTGCGGCACATGGAGAAGTGCATAGAAGCAGGTGCGCGTTCTTACAATCAATTGGCGGCGTGCCATGTCGCCGGTTGGCAGGGATGGAATAAAAGGCTTTCGCGTCGCGCTGAAGCGTACAAACAGAAATACGTTCGCATGGCCGCCACAACACAAGTGCCGGCTTGGGCAGGGAAACTACACACATGGTAGATTATCTTCTCTTTCTAATCTGTGTCATGGCGACGATTGGCTCCGTTCCGGCGGCGCTGTTTTTGTTCGCCGTGACGGTGAGTATGGCCCGCACTATCTTGGAGCTTGTGAGAGGGTAAAATGGAAGATCTTGATAAGCTGTCAAAAAAGATTTTGGAACTTTGGCTGAAAGATAAGACGACGACAGAAATAGGCGAAATGCTTGGCATGACCAAGAATTCTATCGCCGGTCGCATACATCGCATGCGGATGAAAGGGCATTTAGCTCCAAGAAGAAATCCAGAGAGATATCAACTCCCAT